TAACGTTACGTCAGCGATCAACAGCACAACAGGTAACTTAGAAATCTTCCACAACGGTAAGTTTTTAGGTGACTCAACAGGTGGTGCTAACACTATCAGGTTTGAAGCAAATACAGGTACTGGTTTAGCGGACCTAGGGATCACAGCAGGTGTTAAAAACGGTGTGAAACTCCTACAAGAAAGCCACACTAACAGACCAACTTGGAAAACGGCAGACGAAGACAGACCCAACGGTTCAGTATGGTTCAAGACCACTTCTGCAAACTCAGGTGCGGCCCTGGTTGCAAAACTTTACAGTACAGCAAGTGCTAGTTTCTCTCAAGTTGCTAGTCCACTTCATACCACACACCACTCGGCGATCTTCAATCTAGATCCAGCCAACGGTGGAACTTCTTTATCAACAGGCACACTGTACGCACAGTACAATGTCACTGAAGAAAGCATGGGCGCCAATGATTTAGGTGGTGCAGACTCAACTGGAAATGTTGCAGACTTCCAATTCTTCAGATACGAGGGCGGTGCTACTACAATTACAAGTAACTCAACTTCAGCCACGTTCACTAGTGGGAACAAATTCCAAATACAGGAATCAGTTAAAAATCAAGAAGCATTGAACAGTGCAGTAACAGTAACACTGGCCGGTACAGGTGTAGATGATTTTATAGCGGCAGTCAACGGTGCGGGATTAACGAACGTTTCAGCAAGTAAGACAACTGCTGGTGCGATCACCATGACACACAAACTGGGCGGTGAGTTCAGAATGTTTGATGGAGATGATTTAGGAACACCATTATTAGATGCAGGCTTCAGTGCAACGACGGCACACGCTTATGGAACATTCACAGCGAACAGTTCAACTTTGATTGACAACTTGTATGACCTACCAACAGGTGATAGCCTTGACTCAAGTGCTAATACAGGTATCATGGCAAGTAACTGGAAGAGATTAAGTTACACTGCAAGTTTAAGTGCACCAACAAATGAGCCGGCAGACGGCGCATTATGGTATCACACTGCAACTGACGAAGCAGATATCATGGCACACAATGGAACTACTTTCGTTGGATATGCCACAGCATACTCAAGCACAGATCCAAATGGTCCACAGTTCAGTGCAACAGCACCAACTACACAATCAGATGGTACTGCACTTGTAACTAATGACTTATGGATTGACACTTCAGACTTAGAAAACTATCCAAAACTTTACAAATACAACACAGCGGCAACGTTAAGTTCAACTAACACATCAAACCAAGTGGCAGTGACCACATCAGGTGCGGCGTGGGAACTGGTTGACAAAACAGACCAAACAACAGAAGACGGCGTTGTGTTTGCGGATGCTAGATATCACACAGCGGCCGACAAGGCAGATTCATTGTCAACGGGCGGTGCGGGATCACCGAGTTCAATCAAAGACTTATTGAGTGATGGTTTCCTAGACCCAGATGCTCCAGATCCGGCTTTATTCCCACAAGGTATATTGCTATGGAACACTAGACGTTCAGGTTACAATGTTAAAGAATACAAAAACAATTACATAACAACTACGAAATATCCAGGAAGCGGATCAGCAGGTTTAGGTAACATCAGAACAAGTAACGAGAGTGTATCAACTTACTTCCCTGACAGATGGGTTACTAAATCAAGCAACAACGCAGACGGATCTGGCTCTTTCGGTAGAAAAGCACAGAGAAAAGTGATAGTTGAGCAACTTAAATCAGAGATCGACACAAACCAAGCAATCAGAGAAGACCAAAGAGGCTTCAATGTTATTGCTACACCTGGTTATCCAGAATTGATTGCGAACATGATTGCTTTGAACACGGACAGAAACAACACAGCGTTTATAGTTGGTGACACTCCATTGAGATTAGAAGGAACGTCAACTAGCATACAAAACTGGGCTAACAACTCAGCCGGAGCACTTGACAACGGTGAAGACGGCCTGGTCAGTGCAAGTGAATACTTGGGTGTGTTTTATCCGTCAGGACAGACAACAGACAACACAGGAAAAACTATTGTTGTTCCACCATCACACATGATGTTGAGAACACTTGCGAACAACGACAACATCGCTTTCCCATGGTTCGCACCATCAGGAACAAGAAGAGGTGTCGTTGACAACGCTACAGCAGTTGGTTACATAGACTCAGCAACAGGAGAGTTTGAAACAATATCTGTAACAGAGTCAGTGAGGGATTCAATGCACGAAGTTAAGATCAACCCAATCACTTTCTTTGCAGGCGCAGGGATTGTTAATTTTGGTAACTTGACTAAGACATCGGCAAGTTCGGCTTTGGACAGGATAAACGTTTCAAGATTGGCAGTGTATCTAAGAACACAATTAGACGCTATTGCTAAACCGTTCATCTTTGAACCAAATGACGAACTGACTAGAAACGAGATCAAAGGTGCAGTAGAATCTTTCTTGCTAGAACTAGTTGGCCAAAGGGGACTATTTGACTTCCTAGTAGTATGTGACAGCACAAACAACACACCTACAAGGATAGACAGGAACGAGCTGTACGTGGACATCGCAATTGAACCAATAAAATCAGTTGAATTCATTTACATACCGTTGAGAATCAAAAACACAGGAGAAATTGCAAAGTTAGGGAACTAATTTTGGATAAATAGGAGAAACAGATGGCAATATCAACTTTATCAAAATTCACAGTACCACTAGCAACCGATCAGAGTTCAGCATCACAAGGTTTATTGATGCCAAAACTACAGTATCGTTTCAGAGCGATCCTGGAGAATTTTGGAGTATCAACACCGAGATCAGAACTAACAAAACAAGTGATAGACATCACAAGACCACAATTATCTTTTGACAACGTTACACTGGACGTGTACAACTCTAAAGTATACATTGCAGGTAAACACACTTGGGAAGCGATCACAATCAACCTAAGAGATGATGTAAACAACTCAGTTACTAAACTGGTTGGAGAACAGATACAGAAACAGTTTGATTTCTTTGAACAGAGTTCAGCGGCGTCAGGTATTGATTACAAATTCACTGCTAGAATTGAAATGCTAGACGGTGGTAACGGTGCGAGTTCACCAAATGTGCTAGAAACATTTGAATTGTACGGTGCATACGTTGAAAACGTAAACTACAACTCACTGGCATACAATCAATCAGAACCAGTATCTATCACCATGCAGATCAGATATGACAACGCGATCCAAACTCCAACAGGAACAGGAATTGGAACAGCAGTGACTAGAACGATCGGTACTCTAAGTACAGGTGGTGGACAGTAATATAAAAAATTAAGTTAGCAATTATAACATCAAAAGCGTCTTTATAGGCGCTTTTTTTGTGACTATAAATAACAGTATGCCAAGCATAAACAACTTCTTACAAGGTTTCCAAGACGGTCTTCCAGGAATGAAAGACTACCAACACGCATCTAGATTGTACATAGACGACAATTTCAAATTGATGCCAAAACAGAAATTCCTGTTCCATGTGGTTTTCAACACAGACGAAAGCCTGTTCAATCCAGGGTTCGCGGCCAATGAGAAACTGCAACTGAACATGTTGGTCAAGGCCTGTGACCTACCAAAGTACAATCTGAGCTACGAGGAGAAGACACAGTACAACAAGAAGATGTACCTAGGAACCAGGATAGCGTACGATCCTGTGAACATCACCTTCCATGATGACCACGCAGACACTGTGAACGCATTCTGGAAGAAGTACTACGAGTACCACATAGCAGATTCTGTGTCAATGAATTCCGACCTGGTCGTCTCTCCCACCAAAGACGATTACTACGACTTCAACGATAAGGCCAGAAAATTCAACAAGTTTGGAATGGACACACCCAAGGTAAGGGGTAAACCTTACCTGAAAGGCATAGAGATTTTTGTGTTACACAAAAAGAGATTCACATCAATGACCCTGGTCAATCCAGTCATTGGTTCGTTCTCCCACGACAACCTAGATCAAGCAGACGGCACAGGTGTAATGAGCAACTCCATGCAGATTCTATATGAAACAGTGATATACAAGGCAGGCGTAATAAGCAGGGAAGTGGTCAAAGGATTTGCAACCATAAATTATGATCAGTCTCCTAGCCCACTGTCTATACTGGGTGGCGGCACCAACAGCATATTTGGTCCTGGCGGTATCGTGGACGGTGTGGGATCAGTAATCAAAAATTACAAACAGGGCAACATACTGGGTGCCATACTTGGTGCATCCAACACCTATAACAATGCAAAGAAAATCAAGAAGTCAAACGTCAAACAAGAGTTGAAAGGCATAGCCAAGAAGGGTGTGCTCGAGATCGGCAAACAGTCTTCGAACATCACCAATCCAATAGCACGATTCACTGTTGGTGCGACCGTGATCGCGAATGCCAGTTCCATAGCACAATTGGCCGGCACGGCAGACAACAAGGACAAGGCCAACAGCAGAGTGATAAAACAATCCAGCGTGGACACTGTCAACTTCCTGGGAGAAAGTGAATCATTCAATCTGGTGTCCAACGACGAGAACGTCAGAGATGAGGTGGCGGCCGCCCTTTATTTCAGAGACGTTGGGTCTCGAAAAGGATTAACGATTGCACAATCTAACATCGAATACGAAGGCTCGTCGGACAATATCAAGAGCGTGTACAGTAACAAAGCAATCACAGATATGAGGAAGTTGGTCACAGAAGGATACATAAGAATACCAAGAAACTCCAAGGACGTCCAGATAGTGGTTGAGAAGGCGACAATATAATGGCTGAATTCTACACAAACCTACCACCAAAAGACAAAGATGAATTACAAAAGACTGTGGACAAACTGACCACTACTCAGTACCAGA